CAATATCCCATATCCGTGCATGGTAGTATTCTTTGCCATGTCTGATACTCTTGATGATACAGATGTTTCTTTAAAGCCAGACTTAATAGCAATCTCATCAACAGTCATACCTCTTGCATTGTCTTTGATTGCTTTGAGAATTTTGTAGTCCATTCTCTTTGTGTATTTGTTTCGGCTGGTCTTTGGATCGGTATGTCTGTATCTTGTAGGATATTTTTTAGCCAGGTCTATTACATTTAAATCAGTTGGTATCGCCATCTGTACCTCCGTATGCTTGGACTAAACTATCTTCAATAAGTTTATTAACTGCATGTTGTAATGTATATGTAATCATAAACTTTCTTTGTTCTTCAGTTAGTTCTGGGTGTTGACTCATCATTATCTGATCAGTAATAAACTTAATATATTTTTCATCACTATCATCAAATGATATTTCAACATTAGGATGCTGTTTTTTAATAGCTTTTATTATTTGGTTTCGTATGTTAGTGCGAAATGATGTATCAACATCAGGTATTTCTTTAGTCATGTTTATCTCCTTATAATATTATTAACATAATCCACATTAATTCACAACAACTTTAGGTTCTTTGTTATCCAATATCCAAGTTGCTGCTTTACTCGCTTGAGCAATACACTTAATAAGATACTGGCTGTCATCTTTAATAGCTCTATCCCATGATGCTATGTATTTAAGATGATTAGGTTGTGCTTTAGCAATCACACCTAACTCCGTGCATACCATTATACTACACATCTCAGCTATTAATTCTTCTTTAGCTCTGCTCTCCTTACATGTATGGTATGAATCCATATCTCTATTCAATCTTGATGGATGGCCTGTAAGATGACCAGCTTCATGGAATATAACAGATAGATACTCTTGAGTAGCATCTGATTCTCCATCAATACCATAAAACTTCCATTCTTCTGGCATTACAATAGTGTCAGTGCTTGACTGGTAGTATGCAGCATTACCTTGATGTTTAAGTTTAGCTCCTTGTTTTTTCATGAACTTAGATATTAATTCTTCACAATCTTTATTCATATCAACAGCATTAGCTTTAGGTTCATCATTAAAGATAGCATAGTCTTTGTCTTTCCAAACTGGAACACCGTGATATACTGGAGTAACTTGATCTCCATTCCAGCCAGGTATTGTTTTCCATCTGTATATATATTCTTTACCAGTTTCTTGATTGACTTTAAAGACAGGCGTTATAATTCCACACTTACTTGCACCATTAGGTGCATATCCTATGCTAGCCCAGCCTTTATATGTTGCCCAGAATTTAGATTTATATCCATTCATTTCAGATACCATACTCATTAACATATTGTTAACTCCTTTGTATCTATTAAGTTTATTATCTTTTGATTCTGGATTTAAATAAGCTGCTTTGTATTGGTCTTCAAAGGTAAGCTGCCATGTTCTTTGCCACTTACCCTCCTCATTACCAGCGTCTTTTATTATAGATAAAAACTTAGAGTTAAATCTTTTTGTGTTAAACTCATACACTTTTTTTGTCTTAGACATTTGTTTCTCCATCACTTACTGCGTTAACATCTGTATTAGACCAGTCTACTCTAATAAATTTGGTGTTATTAATGTTAATATCAGTTACTCCATAGTCTATATCTTCAAGCCATGACCTGATTTCATTAGCGATGTGTTCTTCATCAACCCATGTTTCATCATCATCATCTTTTGAAGTATCTCTTGATAGAGTAAATGATACATTAAATATTTCTATTGCCATTAGTTTCTCCTTAAAAAATTGGTGGTCTGCCTACACTTTTAAAGTCGCTCCAACTGGACAGACCAACAGTTGGGGATGACTATAGCTGTACTGAGTAGCTCTAAGCGTTCTGTCTGACCAACAGGATTCCTTTAGGTCAAGTTCCCTCAGATTTACAGCTAAATTTCAGCACAATCCCTTATACTCACGCACCTCATCAATTAAAAAAAAATTTATTCCTGACCAAGAGTAGCTTTGCTACTCCTGGTCAGGCAGACTATTACTTAAGCCAACGCTTTGTGAATGAGTAATAGAATAATTGTATTAATAAAAGTAATAACCCTACAGCAGAGGTGATTACTAATATAAAGATAAGTAAGTCTAAGTAAACCATGATTATTCTCCTATGATGTGAGGGCTAAGCTGAAGCTCAGCCCTCGTGGGGAAGTTACAGAACTAAAGCAGTCTTAGTTTCGTAAGAATTACTGTTTCTTTTCCAACAAACTGCTTCAGCTAATGAAGAAACACCAGTATAAGTTTCACTTTCTAATGTTTCAGAACCAAGTAACAACTGATATAAAGCTATTAAAGATGAGAGTCTTTCAAATGATTTTCTTAATCTATAAGGATTAAGTTCTTTAAATATTTCTTCATTTGTTTTAAGACCGAAAGCTTGGAACATCATGTTAGCAGATATTCTTTCTTCATCGTTCCATTCACTATATTTATTTCCAGTTCTGTTATCACTAAAGGTATCGATAGTAGTTTTAGATTCTTGGAACTGATTATAGAATTTTAAAGCCCATTCTCTAGCTTTCTCTTTTCCGATACCTTTAATTTTGGCTACTTGTTCAAGATAATCCAAAGCTTCTTCTTGTTCTATATCTGCTATTTCATTAGCTAATTGAACATAAGAATTTGCTTTATCTACATTAAAGCTTGGGATTTCTTTATATGCTTTGCCACCTTTCTTCCATTTAACAGACTTGCTTCCATTCTTATTTGTTTTGACTACACATCTTGAAGGATGCACATTTATCAAAGCATATTCATGAGCTTCTTCTTTCTTAAATGGTTCCCATTTTCCAGAGTTACTGTTCCAAAAATGTTTAGTCAATCTGTTGATTTGATTCTTGTATTCTTCAGCTACATCATCTCTGGTATCTCTGGAAAATTTAGATGTTAAGAAGCTAGTAGCCTGATGATATTCTATTACAGTTAAATGACCTTGATTTTTCTGCCAATTAATCTGTTCTAAATACTCATCTAAGATACCAGAAACAAGATGTGAATCCCTTGCTTTAATCTCAAGGTCATCATTCTTGACTCCTATAACATTGTAATATTCAGGATTAATAAACATTCCTGAATCGATTTGACTTATTACTCTTTTAATCATATCGTCGTTAGTTACATTTTCATTAGTTCTATTTTCGTTATTCATTTTTATCTCCTTTGTGTTATTGAATAATGTTAATAAAAATTTAAAGAATGTCTTTGTCTAAAGACTGAATATCTACTTATGTATATTCTTCTCTAAATCTACCCACTCCCAAATAGAAGTTGAGGATTAAAAATCAATAGAAATTTAAATAAATCTAAACAGACTCTATAATCACACCGCTCTATAGGTGGGATTGTAGAATAGATTTCTTTAAAATTCTATTGACAAGGATTAGAAGCCAACGATTTGGCTTCTACGATACCCCAGAATTATTATTTCGATGCGATATACGAATAAAGAAATAAAATTATGGCGGTTTAGTCCGACTGTTCTTCCGTTTCAGCCATATCGAAAAAATTACATGGACGCGTAAGAGCAAAGCCTTTTTTTAGATACTTCTAAAAAAAGATGGTCCATGTAATGTTTTTTGGGCGACTTTATCTCGGAAAGGACATTTTTAAGACCAACTTCTATCTAGCTATGCTTATCTTTGCTCTTGCAAAGCTTAGTATAGCTAATGCCGGGTAGATTGATGAGAGATGTGTAAATGGTGTCGACAGAAAGCATTTTCATGTATTGATAGTAGTGGAACACTACGCACATGAAAATACTACTATACAATGTCGATATCATCATTTACTCTATACTGTATCGGTGTCCACCGATTTAATTGAATGTATGTGTATAACTGTATTGACACAAAACGAATCAGTTGTGTATAATCTATTTAGAGGTATAAATGAAAACTGCACTAACAAGTAAACAACAGAATTTTGTCCTTAACTTTATAAGTACTGGGGGAAACGCTACTGAATCAGCTAAGATGGCTGGATATAGCGAAAAGACAGCCTCAGTTCAAGGTAGTCAACTCCTTAAGTTACCCCATATACAGCAAGAGCTGATTCGATTAACAAGTGAGCAGTTTTCTATATCCGCAGTTCAGGCACTAGGTAAGATTATAAGTCTGAGTGATTCGGCTAAGTCAGAGTATGTTCAGTTAGAAGCATCTAAGGATATATTAGATAGAGCTGGATTTAAACCACCAGACAAAGCAATCAACCTTACTGCTGGTGATGTGAAGATAAGTATAGACTTGGATTAGGTAGTGGGGGGTCAAAACTGGTGGTTTCAATCGTGTAATAGGTGCTGCTCAAACATTATTTTCTAAAAAGGTTCTTCTTTTTTTTTTGTGCGTTAGGGTTCGTTAATACTGGTGTATAGTTACAACATCATGTCAAATGATAACAACATAATAGAGTTTACACTAAATGATGATAACACAAGGCATACAACTGATTCTGTACTTGATCACCTTATGGAGTATAGGGATGACATTGTATCTCTCACTTGTGTTGTTGAGCATGGTGATGGTAGGGTTGGAGTATATGCGGAGGATAAGGACATCTATACTCTCTTATTCCAGAAAAATTTTTTGGACCATTTTGTCCGAAAAGCATTTAGCGATAGGGTGGAACACTACACGGAGGAATAGTGGTTGG